AGTCATCATCTAGCCATTCTTTAACTTCTTTGTCTGATAATTCTTCATTGTCAAAGTTCACAATATACTGCCTCAACGCTTCCCGCAGTTTTTCTATGATTTCTACTTTTGCTTGATTTCTTTCAAAGGCGGCTTGAATTAATTGCTCACGTTCTTTTTCGATTTCTTTCAAGTAGAACGTCATCAAATCATCTTGACTGAACGCGAGGGCTAACCCTAAATAATTAGGTTTTTCTACTATCGTTTTTTGTTTCATTTCTGCTCCGTTTCTTTGAGGATAGTGCGGGCTTGTCTTACTTCACCAACTGTAAATACACCTTCAAGTTGCTTTGTGCTGGTTTCGGTATAAATCAAGACCTTATCATTAAGTCCATCTACCCTTAAACCTGCAAACGGCTTCAACGCCTCGCGGAGTTTTTCAATGACTTCCGCTTCTTTTCTCGTTCTTTTACAAATACAATATCGCATATCTGCCATAATGTCGCAACACCCATCTTTTCCGTGCTTGCTTGTTTCATGTCCGCAAAAATCACAATTTATTTCTTCCATTGTATTATCCTTTCAGTTTTTGTTTCCCCCTCATTATATACGGATAAGAGGGGGAATTATAAAAGACTTATCTTGCTCTAAGGATTGGTAGAAATACCACTAGAACGTGCATTTCCAAGAGCAAGACGTACCTTGAATCTCATATTCACCATTGCCCAAGTCAAACAGTTTGAAGTGTCGCATATCTCTACATGCCTGCACAACGCTTTTTACTGTTGTTAGCAATCGAGGGTCGCCGCCGCCAATTGGTTTAGCGGTTTGGATATTGTTTAGTACAAAGTTAAAGTTTCTTGAATTGCGTTTAATTTGTTTCATTTTCTCATTCCTTTTGTAATGCGTGATACGTTCTATATTTACAATTATACGGATAGTTTACTGATAGTAAAGGGGATTTCAGGTTTTCTTAACTGTTTCTAATCTAGCCTCTTCTAGTCTACCCCTCATGCTTAAAGTGGGGTACAATGGGCGGGAGTGGTACTGAATGACAGACAAACCCCTTAGTGGAACTAGATAACAAGATATAAATAAGATGGCAAACAAAACAGGCAAAGGCGGATTCAAAGACAATCCCCAAAACAGAAATACCGCAGGTGCGCCCAAGCGAGGAGAGTCTTGGGCTGAAATCATTGACCGTATTGGAAACATGACACCGATTGAAGCCGCCGAACATGCAAAAGCAATAGCAGGTAAACTGAAATCAATGGGTAACGCAATCACACTCAAAGAAGCGGTTGTGATTCGTGGGTATGCACAATTACTTTTCGAGCCGACATCTAGCCTAATGGGTGTTTATATGGACAGGACAGATGGGAAGGTTACTGATAGGGTGGATATAACAAGCAACGGTGAAACCGTACCTCCGCAAATTATAGAAATCATTAAGCAAAAAGATGAATAGTGATTTATGGACTTACGACGGCAACAAACTAACCGTCAATCTTCACGCAGGGCAAACCAAAGCACATGACAGTACCAAGAGGCAAGTATTCATCATAGCAGGTACACAGTCTGGTAAGACATCTTACGAACCGATTTGGCTAGAGCGTGAGATACGAGAAAAGGGTGAGGGCGATTACTTAGCCGTAACAGCAACTTATGACATCCTCAAACTTAAATTCTTGCCCGAACTTCAAAACTACTTTGTGCATCTTTGGGGTTGGCAATATAGCGCAAGCGAAAAAACAATATGGCGAGAATATAAGCCAAGAATGTTTACCAGAATCATTATGCGGTCGGCTGATGCGGAGGGTGGGTTAGAATCCGCAAGTGCTAAAGGTGCATTGTTTGACGAGTGCGGACAAGATGGTGTTAAGGTCGGCGCGTATGAGGCTATCATGCGCCGTTTATCGTTGTCGCAAGGTAGATTGTTAGGTGGTACAACTCCCTATAACTTAGGTTGGCTAAAGACACAGATATATGACAGGTGGACTAAGGGTAATTCAGATATAGAAGTTATACAATTCAAAAGCACAATGAACCCCGCCTTCCCACTGGCTGAATATGAGCGTGCCAGAGATACGTTGCCGACATGGAAGTTTGAAATGTTTTACAACGGCAATTTCTCACGCCCAGCAGGTATGATATACGAGGACTTTTCACAGAATCATATTATTCCTGACTTTAATATCCCTTCCACTTGGTCAAGATATTTAGGGGTTGACTTTGGGGCAGTGAATACAGCGAAGTTGTGGATAGCGCAAGACCCTGAAAGCGGATTGTTTTATTTGTATCGTGAGGCACTGGAAGGAAATATATCTACAAATGAACAGGTATCTAGTGTTTTAGTGTATAATGAGAAAAATCTTTTAGCATGGGGCGGTGCTAAGTCAGAGACACAACAACGAAAAGATTGGAGCGTTGCAGGTCTACATATTTCAGAGCCGTTAATCCCTGATGTTGAAGCAGGTATCAATAGGGTAATAGGGTTGCTACGAGAAAAGAAGTTATATGTTTTTTCATCATGTATTGGTGTGATTGATGAATTTGGAAGATATGCCAGAGAATTAGATTCAAATGGTCAACCTACTGAAAAGATAAAAGATAAAAACACATTCCACAGGTTAGATGCTTTGCGTTATGTTGCTGGTGGAATGACTAATGAGGTATCGTTTATTGGCAAACAACCCAAACAGAAAAGCAAATACATCAAAGAGGATATGCAAGGCGGTAAGTTCAAGAGGTATTAGATGAATAGATACGAGAAAATTTATTTATTATCTATACTTATATTATTTATAGTGATGGTACTTTATTATGCCTAATAACACAACAGAAATCGGCTCTACTGGTCTTGCACAATTCAGCGGACGTATTCAGCAAGACTTCTTGAAAGAATTACGAGGCTTAGAGGGGTATCGCAAATTTGACGAAATGCGCTCAAACTCCCCCGTAGTCGGCGCATTGCTTCTCGCTATTCGACAACCTATTTTAGCAATGGAATGGACTTTTAATAGCACGGTTGAGAATGATCCACGCTTAGAAATATGTAACGCCGCCTTAGAGAATATGTCATATTCCATGCGTGACCATGTATCAGAGGCGTTGTGTTTTCTTTGGGCTGGCTATTATCCATTTGAGATAGTCTATGAGCGAGGTGAGAATGGTTGGATGTTATGGCGCAAGTTCTCACCACGAGGACAAGATACCGTCATTCGGTGGGGGTTCGGTGAAGATGGCGGGATAACAGGATTTTACCAACGGGTTAACTTTGTAGAGGAAAAGTTTATCCCTATCGAAAAGACAATCCTTTACCGTATCAACGTAGAACGTAATAACCCCGAAGGTAGGTCTATCTTACGTCCCGCATGGACTTCTTATTACTACGCTAAGTACATACAACAAGCCGAAGCCATAGGATTAGAGCGTGGGCTTGATGGCTTTCCTATTATCAAGTTACCAGAGGGCGCAAACACAGACGAAGATAACTCTAATTCAGACGCAAGCAAAGCCGCCGAGTTTGTGCGTAATGTCCGTAATGACGAACAGGCGGGCATGGTACTGCCTTTCGGTTGGGATTTTGATTTAGCCGCCCCAGGGGCGCAAAGCAGACTGGATGCCGACAAAGTAATCCGTCGTTACGAGTCAAGGATATTGATGTCAACACTGACGCAATTCCTTAACTTAGGACAAGAGGCAGTCGGCTCGTTATCATTATCCAAAGACCAGACCGACTTCTTTACAATGAGTGTTAATGCTATTGCAGATGTAATCAGTGGCACGATTACGAAACACGCCTTGCCTAAACTCATGAAGATGAACGGGTATGATGCAGTCGGCTTAAGTCTTACTCACTCACCTGCTAACCAAGAGGATACACAAGCAATTGCAAACGCATTGCAAAGTGTAGGCTCGTACCTAAACTGGACAGCGGAAGATGAGGTGTGGTTGCGTCAAATGTTTAGATTACCAGAGCGTGATGTGAAAGAAATCGAAGCCGACATGCAAGAGAAAGAAACACGCAAACAAGAAATAGCAGAGTCATTTCAGCGTCAAAACTTCACGGCTGATATATTCAAGGCGAGTACACCTAAACAGCGCATGAAGGTAGAACGAGACTATCAAAAGAAATTGCAAGATTTCTTTGACGCACAAAAGAAACGTATATTGAAAAACGCTAAGGCGATGAGAAGTGGATAACATTTTCGACAACGAATACTGGAATGAGGAAGCCGACTCTTTGTGGGAGGAGTTGGCAGAAGTCATTTTAGGCGCATTGTTATATGGTGTAACAAGTGGCGTGGATACATTACCGCCCTCTACTCAAACGCTAGTTAAGTTTGACGATATTAACTCTGCTTTGATAGATTACGCCAACCGCTATAACTACTCATGGATTCGTGATATTACCGAAACAACCCGCAAGCAAGTACAAAGGCTTGTCAGTGATTGGGTTGCATCTGGTTCGCCGTTGTCAGTGTTAGAGGCGCAGTTAGAGCCTTTATTTGGCGAAAGACGCGCTGAACAAATCGCCATCACTGAAACAACCCGCATTGTAGCAGAGGGGAATACAGAGACATGGCGTAGTACAGGATTAGTAGAGCAAGTGCGATTCAATACAGTGGAAGATGATAGGGTATGCGAGTTCTGCTCACCGCTAGATGGTCAAGTATTCGATGTTGACGATTACGGACACAAGCCCCCTATCCACGTCGGATGTAGATGCTTTGAGACTCCTGTGTTATCAGAGGAAGCATTTGAAAGACAATTAGAAAGGATATATGGATGAATAGCTTTTTAATCAATGGAGACATTCATAAGGGCGACGCTTTATACATGAAAGATGATGGGACAGTAGGTGTAATAAAACCAATAACTGTGCTTAATCCTATTGCACCAATTGATATATTTGAAGGTGATGTTATATATTTCGACCCTATTAAAATGACAGTTGATAAAATAAAGCGTGATGATGTTTTGGTTTTTTTGAAAAACAATGGCTGAACTAATTGAAGTCAAAGGACTTAATGAATTAATGGCACGGATGCAAAAATACCCCGTTGAACTACACAAGGGTATGTCATTAACTGTATCATCATCTTTGCTTGTGTTATGGGAGAATGTACCGCCTTACCCACCCCCACCAGAAGATAGCCAGTACGCCAGAACAGGTACATTAGGTAAATCATTAGGCTCTGACATTAGTGGGGGTGCTGGAAGTGAGCCTGATATTTACAGCGTTAGACCATTAGGCGCAACGGGGTATGAAGGTAAGTTTGGTTCTCGTTTATCGTATGCGTCTTATGTTATCGGTGATGCATATAAATTAGGTGCAGATAATAATGGCACGCAAGCCCGACAACATCAGGGTAGATGGTGGACGATGAAAACAATCGCTACTAAGTCGGCTGAAAAGATTAATAGATTATGGAATCAGTTAGGCGAGAAGATGGCTAGATTTTTGGAAGGAAAAGCAAATGGATAAAGAATTTGCAGAAGTCCTTATCCGTGCCTTGATGATGATAGTTAAATATCTTCGCAAGCGTTACGACATCGGCAACGAAAACGAGGTCATTCCACCCTTGCCATAATTTAGAATTATGGTACACTATTTGAAACTTAAGCCGCGCTGAAAAGCCCCGCAAACTTACGAACCGCCAAATTTGCCCGTTCCTTTACTGGACGGGCTTTTTTATTTTATGAATTACATCCTTGACCAATATGTATCTACACAAGTAGGCGAACCCTACCGCTTATTACCATTTGGGGAAATTAAGCGAGGGGGTACGACTCGTATCGTCACACCAGAGTCAGCCGCCAAGATGAAATTACCGCCATTCAAACCACCTATCAAATTAGGAAGTCATAATGACGAAACACCAGCAGGCGGGCATATTGTCAAATTGGAGGTGCGGGAAGATGGTTTATACGCCTATCCTGAATTTACAGAAAAAGGGATGAAGGCGATACAAGAAGGCGATTATAAGTACCACTCACCAGAGATAATTTGGGAAGATGGCGCATTAGAGACAGCCGAAGGAATCATTGAAGGTTCTTTGATTCTCGGCGACGCTCTTTTACACACTCCCTACTTAGGTGAAGCAACAGCATTTTATACAACTAGTGTTATTGAAAAGGAGTCACAAATGCAAGAAAATGTCTCAATTCCAAAATCTTTGTTTGAGCAATTGATGAGTTTTTTCAAACCAAACGAAGAAAAGCCTGAAACCCCTGTTACTGAAACAGCGGAATACAAGGCAGAAGTACAAAAGCGCGAAGATTACAGAGCGCAATTAGAAGCGTTGCAAGCAGAAAATAAAACTAAAGAGTTGAAAGCCTCTTTAATTTCTCAATTGCAAAACAAGGAAGATTATGGTGCGGTTTATGTTGAATTAAGTAAAGCAGACGAAGCCGCGTCTATGCTTTCCAGTATGTCAGATGAGCAACGTACTTGGGTCATGCAAAATTTCAAAGCCTTGACAGCCCAAATTGACGAGTCGGCTCTTAACTCTGAATTAGGTAAGGAAACACAAAAGACCGACCCTAACGCTAACCCTCGTGTAGAGTTTGACGCTTTCGTTCAAAAAGAAATGAAAGAAAAGAATATTAACTATGTTGAGGCTTTCAATGTAGTGAAAGAAAAACAAGCGGACTTATTCAAAGCCGCGTTTAGTAAATAGGAGGATGCAATGGCATTCAATCAAGAATATCTTACTCTTGCTGGCTTACGTGCTAACTCAACAGGCTTGGCTTCTAGTCAATTCTTGTTTGGTAAGTTAGCCTCAACTGCTGGCGTAGTAATCGCGGCTGGTACTTTGAACTCAACAACCAACCCCGCCGCTTATGTTGGTGTGATTATGAACTCACCCGCCGCTTATGAGGAAGTCGAATTTGCAATTGACGGAATCGTGAAAGTAATCGCCGCCACCTCAACGATTGCAATTGGTGACCGTGTATGGTCTAACTCAACTGGCAAGGCTACCGATGCAGGTACAACCGATAATGGCTTTTTCGCTGGACGTGCTTTAACAGCTTCATCCGCCGCGAATGACATTATCACAGTCAAATTAAATGGAAATGGTGGCGCACGCTACTAGGAGATAAATAATGGCACAACCTACTCATTCAGAAGTTCAAGTAGTAGACCCTGTATTAACAAATATGCTAGTAGCGTACATGCAAGCGGATAACCGCTTCGTGGCTTCTCGTGTATTTCCTGTTGTACCCCTTGAAAAACAAACAGGTACATTCTACTCATTCACGAAAAAATATTGGTTCTTAGACGAAATTAAAGCCCGTGCAGTCGGCGGGAAATTCGCCCGTAGTGGTTATGGTGTAAGTTCAGCGGTTGCATCAGCGCAATTGTGGGGCTTGGAACACGCTATTGCTGATGAAGCACGCTCGAATAACCAAACTCCGATGTCATTAGAACAATCAGGCTTGCAATGGTTAGCACAACAAAGCCTTATCCGTAAAGAACGTGCTTTTGCAGGTGACTTTATGGTTAACTCTGTTTGGGCAAATACCGATAACAATGCTACAACCGATTGGGATGATTATGCATCAGGCGACCCAATTACTGACGTATTAACTGCCCGTAGAACTATTAGCAATAACACAGGCTATGACCCTAACACAATGGTAATGGGTTACATCGTTCACACTGGTTTAGTGAATCACCCTGATTTAATTGACCGTGTAAAGTATGTTCAAACCGCTACAATGGCAACTGTTGAGAACGCTTTGGCTTCATTGTTTGGTGTTGCTAACTACATTGTCGGTAAGGCTTCTTACAATTCAGCCAATGAAGGGCAAACCTTCTCTGCCTCTGCAATCATTGATGATGACTGCTTGATTTGTCACGTTTCCCCTGCCCCTGGAATTATGACCGCCTCGGCTGGTTATACCTTCGCATGGGATGGTGGCGGTGGTGTTGGTCAAATTGGTACTTATCGTGACCAAAGTGTAAAGAGTGACATCTTACAACACTCCGAAGCGTGGGACCAAAAGATTGTAGCAAGTGACTTGGGTTATTTGTTCTTAGATGTAGTGTAGGCGGTGTAATATGCCTGTTCATCCACAAAACAGCCCTCGTGGTGCTTTCGTCAAAGCAAGAATTGATATTGGTACTTTTAGTTTAACCGCTAACTCTACCGCAATCTTAGTGCCTGCTACTGGTTTTCAATTTGCGTCTTTATCCTCATTGAAAATCACCTCTAACTCAACAGGTATTCGTATCGGTTCTCGTTATATCAGTACAAACACAACTGGAAACGCAACGACTTAATTACTCGGATTTTGGGCGGGTAGAGAACTCCGTTGTGGCGCACTCTACAACGACCCGCCCTTTATCCTTTCAGTGCGGAAAGGATTTTCATGCAAGGCAAATATAAAGGCTCATGTTATATCGGAGTCGTAGGTTCTGAAACTGAAAACGGCGAATGCCGAGATAGCATTGAATCCATCGTAAGACAAAAGAAAGACACTGACCCTATTTATATCCGTGCAACAAAAGGATATGAAGCAAGGCAGATGCACCTTAACAATTGGTACGAAAAGACAAAGCACCCTTTCATGTTACTTTTAGACCACGACATGAAATTCCCTGCTTTTACTTTGCAGAGGCTTCGTTCTTATGGCTTACCCTACATATCAGGCTTATACATGAGGCGTAGGTACAACCCTGTAGCCCCTGTGTGGTTTGAGTATGGGGAGTTAGGGCAAATGCCTATGATACCTATGACAATGGCATTGCAAGATAATACCTTGTATAAGATTGGCGCAAGTGGTTGGGGTTGCATCCTAATTCATAGAGACGTAATAACCGCTATGAAGCCTATCTTGAAAGGTGAACAAGAAATTATCGAAGATGATATGGACGTGTACCCTTATGATTTGAATGTTGTTATGTCAACACTAAATGAATTAGATATGTTGTCAAATGGCAGAAAAACACCTGATAACGAGTTTGCAATAAGGGAGTGTGTTGAAAGATTACAAAGTGAACTGAAACCCTTACGCGGACTAAAAGACATCGTAGGCTCTGACATACGTTTTCCATTTTATGCACGTTTGGCAGGTTTTGATTTACATGGCGATACTGGTGTTATGTGCGAACATATGCTTAACTATCCCCTAAGCCCTAATGATTACTTGAATCAGTCGGCTAGAAACGTCAGGGATTTAGGCGTGGCGATTTACCACAATGCCAAGTTAGAACAAGAGAAAATTCGTCAGACAATTGGCAAATATACCAATGAGAAAGGCTAGAAAATGAAACGTATCCACATAGTACAGCCTTACAACTCAATTGCCATGTTACGAATGACACAGCCTCTTATTCAAGAGTTGCCGAAACTTTACGAGGTAACAACCAGTAAGGAAGTAGACGTCACAGCAGACTTGAACTTCCATGCCCCATTTCATACGATGATAGGCTTGAAAGATAAAGGAAAAGGTAAACATATTTTGATGTATACCCACTGCAACCCACCTGACAGAGACGCATTATTTGAAGCGTGCGAACAAGCCGACTTAATAACCTGTATGTCATTTGAAGGTAGGCGAGAACTAATCTCATTAGGTGTAGACCCTAAAAAGTTATGGGTAAATTACTGCGGAGCAGATAACTTTCATTATCGTAAACGAGTTATCACAATTGTAGGATACCCACAACCTAACGGACGCAAGCGAGAACACATCTTATTAGACTTAGCATGGCAATATGACCTAAGACCTTACGAATTTTTATTCGTGGGTAACGGTTGGGAAGATGTAGCAATCAAATTGCAGAATGTAGGTGTATCAGCAAGCGTAGTATATGCAGACGATAACGGCTTGAAGTCTATTTATGATAAGACAGACATAATGCTAGTCACTGGTTATATTGAAGGAGGCTCACTTCCTGTTTTAGAAGCAATGGCAAGCGGAGTACCTATCTTATCCCCTAAGTTTGGTTATTCTGCCGATTTACTAGATACCGAATTGTATAACGGTGTAGAAGATTTATACAATAAGTTGTATGAAAGTACTTATAAAAGTATCCTGAATCATCAAGTAGTTAAGTCATGGGGTTGGCGTGATTATGTAGCAGAATACGCCATGTTGTTCGGAAGGTTGCTTGACGAGAGTGTAGATTTATACCCTGAACTTGCTACAAGCCGTTATGTTCAAATCTTAGAGCAGATAGACAAATGCAAACCCCTTTCAATTTGCGAGTTTGGTACATGGAATGGCAACCGTGCTATTCAGATGATACAACAAAGCGCAAGGTATAGAAAGATGGAGCGAATCGAATATACAGGTTATGACTTATTCGAGACGCAAACAGGTGAACAGTTTAGACACGAATTTTCTAAGCAAGGTTGGAGTAGTGATGTTGTTCAAAAGAGACTAGATGCTACTCATGCAGAGATTGAATTAGTGGTATGCGATACCAATGACGTTGAGAGTATTGACGGAGCAGACTTCTTTTTTATAGACGGCGGTCACTCGTTAGAGACTGTTCAACATGATTGGGATTTAGTACAAGATGCTATGTACGACAATTCGGTTGTAATTTTCGATGATTACTACACCCCGAAACAAGAAGATAAGGGATGTAACGAGATTATAGAGGAGTTACAAAGTAACCCTTCTTATAAGGTAGAAATCTTGCCAGTCATTACAGAAACAGAAGAACTGGCAATACAAATGGTAAAGGTGACTCGTGCCAACATACGTTTATCAATGCGAGCAGAAACATATACAGGAAATCAATCATCCGATGAAAGATTGTGGGTTAACGTGGATTTGCCAGCAATGCAACACTCCAATGCAACGTATACCGCAAATGCCTCGTGTTAATTGGAATGGCTTACCCCCTCACTTAGAGGGTAACAGAAGTCCAGCCGTACAGAACTGGATTAGTAACGCAAATGAAAGTCGTGCAAAATATTTAGATACCGAAAGGAAAAAATAAGATGGCTAAAAAAGAATTGAAAGTTGACGGAGAAATCCAAGAATCAAAAGGTTGGGTTGCACTCAAAGATTTTGCCTTGTTTGATAAAGAATACAAAGAAGGTGAAGTCGTAGAAATCCCCGCTGGTTGGGTAGAAGACCCTGCCTTTGATGAATTTCGTAACGAAAAACGCCGACCCGTTGAACAAGTTGGCACAGCGTTTTCTTACTACGGCGACTGGATAGATAAAAAAGCGAATGAGCGTCAAGTCATGCGCGAAATCTTGCCAGTAAAGAAGGGATAATGACACCAAAAAGAATTGCACCTGCTGGCTTAATTTCAGTCGGCTTTCAAACAATCACACTGTCTAACTCTACCGCACAAGCACTAAACAGCACTTGTAGGCTTGCGTCTGTTATTGATTTTTCAGTAGAGACAAATGATGCCAGAATGAGAGCTGATGGTACAAACCCCACATTAACTACTGGTGTGCTTTACAAAAAAGATTTGACGTATCGCTTCGAGGGAAACCCTAACAGTGCTAACTTCAAATTCCAACGCACCACAGGAACTTCCAAAATAAGCGTTCAAGCGTGGCGATATGCGGGAGGGGATAGATAATTGGCTATTCGTGCTGA